TCTAGCCATCTTCTGGATAGCAGCTTTTCATCTGGGTCATGAAACTTGCCTCCAGGGCCGGTAAGTTCTTTAAAGTAATCCTTGTCGGGATCAATCTGCGGCGGAAGGTTATCCAATCCACCCAAAAGGTCTTCGGTCATTCCTTTTCCTTGTTTTCAATTACCTGTTTGTCCAGGTCTATAAATTTCTGTAGATATACCAGACACTGGCGATAGCCGTTGTTATGTGCCTGTCTATAATCCCAATTAGGGATATCATAAGTCTTAGGGTTGATTTCTGCTCGGTTCAAATCTAGTTCCATCTCTTCGAGTAATCCTCGAAGGTGGTCCAAGACCGGTTTACACGAGACTACAGTCTCCCTAAATCTTTTCTTTTCGTTTTCGTCCTTAAGATGAGAAGTCCAACGTGTATACATTATTTACCTTTAGGTTGGGGCTGTGGCATCGGAGGCGGAGGTCCACCTGGTGAATGCTGCATATCATAATCATGTCCCATCCCGGTCGCAGTACCTGCTTCCATCTGCAACTGCTCTTGTATGGCTTGCGTCATACGTTGAGCATCTGCTTGTTCGGCAATTACTACGTTTTCTTGAACAACTTCAAATTCCTTAAGATCAAAACTATCTTCAATAATCTTAGCTAACTTGATAGTCGAGAAATGTTGATGTATAGACTGCCAAAGAGGAGACGAAGTAAGAGAGGTTAAATTCTGAATTAACTCAGTCTGTTCTTGGAAGTGTCTTGCACCAACTGGCCTAATACGGCCAATACCTGTAATGTCCTCAACAGTTAAGTCTTGGAACGAAGCAGCATTTGAGTCATTGTCAAATATCTTAATAGTAGTAGAACCGACTAGATTTCTCTGAGCCATTTCTAACATAGCATTAAGGATATTCTCAATGAACTGCTCTTCTAAATCTCCGATCTTGCCAGTATATAAGCGAGACCCAGAATTAGCTTGCTGTTGTACTTCGTACTTAGTCTTTTCACCTGGAGTACGGAAGCCCATAGCTTCCTTAGGTGCTCCAGCCATTTCTTCCATCAGAGCACGAAGTTTTTCAATCTTCATGTCTGCTTGAAGTGTTTCGACCTTGGGCTGGACAATTTCAACCTTACCTTCTTCTGAAGTAAAGATTTTCTCACCAGGCTGCCAGATAAAGTCTTCGACGAACCCTGTGACAATTTGTACAGGATAAGCGGCGAAATCATAAATATCTGCGCCCATATTCTCAAGATGATCCATACGATATTGCATACCGACAAGATTACTTAACGGACCCATACCCCAAGGTTATCTTGCTTCTGTCTCCAAGAGCAATGATAGATGGGAGGATACCCATAGTAAGAAGGATTGGGTTTATCTGCTATCAGTTTGTGTCGATCAACTACAGTGATTACTCGATTCTTTTGAAATGTATCATTGACGTAATCATGATAATCTCCGTAGAAAGTCAGTACTTCCACAAAATCAGAAAGCAGATAGGCCCTAAAGCTAGTAAAACCATCAACAGCATAGAGTCTATCACGCTGTATCCAGTCTCCCTGGAAGGTTCTAGCATGGAAGCGTATTTCTTGAGATACTCATAAAGAGCTTGAATTTCCTCTTGGTTCTCAGCATTAGTCATACGATCCAGCATGTCTCTGAGTTCACCCATACTTACAATAGTACGAACGATCTTCGGAGACTGTAAAAAGTTCTCTGCCGTTGGGTTCATAATCATATCCAACGGGCTAATACGTCTTAACACAGGACCAACATAGCCAGCCTGTGTTTTATCTCTTTGTTGGACCCTTTGGTCCACCCACTCTACTGTTCCGAAGACGTTTCCGAAATCAATGAAGTCTCCAATGCATTTCTTGAACTCATGCTTAAAGGAAGGCTGAGAAATAACCCATGCCATGAAATTCTCAATAGAATTCCTCTTGGCAATGGAGTTAGAGTCTGCGTTATTACCTTCGTACTTTAACCACTTACGTTTTGGAAATGATGTGATAAGATAATTAGTAAGCAGATTATCTCTAATCTGACATAACATGGGTACCGTAGTCTTATTTTTCCAAGGTAGACTCGCGTTCGTAGTTTGCGTAGTGTCAGTCGCAAAGACGTATCTCCTAATTTCTTCCCAGTCGTTTTTAGCGACTTGGCGCATACTATCCCATTCGATAAACCTTTCGGTAATTCGAATAGCTCTTTGATCTGGCTCCAGAACATTCTGGAGTTCCATTACTTTCCCGGTCATGGAAGTGCGTGCACCATCAAGTACATTGCAAAGGCAAAGAAGGCAATAGCCTCTAAGCTAACAATGGCAATGCAGCCAATAGTAAAGAACTCGGCTACTTGTTTAACATTCCACATTATCCTACCCCACCAAATCTTGCATTAAACTGAAACGGATGTATTTGTTGTTTTTGTACACGATACGTATTTATCGGAGCTTTTGCAAAGTCAATGGCAGATGCCAGACAGTCAATGCAGTCATCGTGGGCCGGATTGGCAAAAGTAAGTTCCTCTTCTAGTATCTGACAATTACCACCTGGGTAATGCCATATTTGTCTATTTGCATATCTAGGTTCTAATGTAGACATAATACGTTCCTGTTTGAACCTTGCCACCTAGAAGGCCTGAATTCATCTATGGTCAAAGAAAGACCAAGAGGACGTATGTAGTTTTCTTTTAAGTCTTTGACGATAACAATCTGGGCTACAGAAACCTCAGCGCGTATCTGTCTGAAACTCCATTTCTCATGGAGCTTTAAGATGTGCTGAAAATATTCAGACATCTTTTGTGTCTTGAAACGATCTATTTCAAGTACATAGTAGTTATTCCGTCCGTCGACTCCCAGTACGACGATTGATGTCCAGTCAGCCCTCTTACCTGTGGAGTAAGCAAAATCGACAGCGGCAAACGACATTAAGCCGTTCATTTCGGAAGTACCAGTTGTAGTCTTTCCGAAAGATATAGCTTTGATCGTAATACTGGAACAAATCCCTCCCGATGGGAGATGAGTCGATGTCGTGTGGATCGTTGTAGTATTGGGCTCGGAAGTGGATTTTATTAAGATATTGCGCTCGCCCCCTCGCTCTTGGATCTCCCGGAGGTTCCGCCGGCTCGGCGTTCGCTTTTGAATACGGCAACGAAGACTGGAAATTCGTACCCGAGAATCGATATCTGGACGGGGAGGTCTACGGCGTGCCGTCAATCTCCGGCGGAGGTCGCCGGTCACGCTATGCGGTAACCGATGAAATACGCCTCCCGTTCCTCGCTGCCGTGACGATGACTGCCTCCGGACGGTACGACGCATACCGAATCTCCGGGCAGACTGTCCAGAAGGCAACTTATGACGTCGGTCTGGAATGGAAGCCGGTCGAGTCCCTTCTGTTCCGTAGTCGCTACGGCACCGCCTTCAAAGCGCCGACATTGGCCGACGAATTCCAGGGACGAAGCAGCATCACCGATTTCGAGACAGACTACTACCAGTGCGCACAACTGGGTTTTACGGGGCTGAATATCGGAAATTGCCCCTACGTTGGAACCGCGCTTTCCGCGAGTACATCGGGAGATCTGAAGCTCAAACCGATTACCGCTGATGTATGGGACATCGGGCTGGTTTGGAGTCCCCTGCGGGAAGGCTCCATCAGTGCCGATTTCCTGCACTGGAGCATTGCCAACGAGGTCGCTATTCAGAGCGGCGACGAGTTGCTGCGGCGGGAAGCACAATGCCGGCTGGGTCAGTTAGACATCAATTCGCCAACCTGTGCGGCGGCCCTGAGCCAGGTGACGCGCGATGCAACGGGTTTGGTGACAGCCATCTTTACTCCCAGGCTCAATATTTCCCGCGAGATTGCCAGTGCATTCACCTTGCAAGTCAACCAGGGCATTGCGCTGGGCGGCTACGGGCGGGTCGAGTTCCAGCTATCCTGGAGCGACCTGCTCAAACACACATTTCAGCAATTTCCCGGCGATTCGTTTGTGAACGAGCTGCAGGACCCCACCTTCAGCACGGATTTCAAATCCAAGGTCAACGCCTCGATCAACTGGACGCGAGCGCAGTGGAGCAGCACGTTGTATGTCAACCGTGTCGGCGGCAGTCCAAACTTTCTAGCCGTCGATTCCGGCTACGCGACCTCAGGGGCCGGCAAACTTCCCCCCTGGACTTTATGCAACTTCAACCTGCGGTACTCCTGGGAACTCGGGTTGTCGGCAGGGGTCACGGTCGACAACCTGTTTGATCGCATGCCCCCGGTGGATCACAGCTATCCGGGCACCGGCAGCGAGCCTTTCAACGATGCTAATTACAGTGTCTATGGCCGATCCTTCTATCTGCAGTTGACCTATCGCGGCGTCCGGTAATTCAAACACATCCAGCGTCGGAAGTTTATTGCCGTTGCGATCTCAGGAGGCCATCGTAAACGTCGGCCACCTGTTGCAAATGCCCATCGAAGTCCAGTACGCGTGCCAGGGTCGACCGGCGGTAACGCCACGTTTTCGAAACTCTGTCCGGCCATTGCTGCGACCTGGCATGCATCTCGGCAAGTGCGTACAGCTTGAAAGCCTGCAGGAGAAGGTTGCCGTCCGCCCCCGGTTTCTCGAGCGCCTCACGCTCCGTGCGCTCCGCGAGGCGTGCCAGCGAATGCGGCTCCTCGCGAGCCGCGGCAAGTTCGTACCACTGCCACGCCTTGGACATGTCGGGCCGAAGGTTCGAACCCCCGGCACCTGCCAGTATTCCGTGCTCGTATAGCACTCCGAGCTGAAATCCGGCGGCAAGCACCCCGGATGCCCAAGCCTTTTCGAGGTAGGGGATCCCGAGAGCCGGATCGAGCATCTGCGCCGATGGGTCTGTGAGAAGAACCCCCAAATCCAGCCCTGCCGTGCGATAGCCCGCTGCCAACGCGGACTCGAAGTGAAGCCGCGCGGCCTTCGCATCCCCGGAGGCAAGCGCGGCCCGTCCCTCGAGGTACAAGATCCGTCCGCCAGAAGCAGATGCCAGCGCGCGGGACAGGCAGGCTGAGCGCGCGAGATCAGCGTTGATGTCTGACTGCCTGATCCCGGGAGTCACACGATCCGGATCATAATAGGCTGCGGTCTCGCGACTGCACCGTATCTCTTCACTCGCCTTGGCCGCGATTGCGGTGCTCGTTGCCTGCTGCGTCTGCAGCGCTCCATTTGCAAGAGCAGTCATGTTGAACGGGATACCGATTTGAGTCCGTTGCACTTCAGTCAGGGGGTCTGGTTCAAAGGCCAGTTCCCACAGGAACTGCGACCGCCAGTCAGTCGTAACATGGGCGTCCCAGATCCGCGCGGTGTTGTCGCTAGCTGCACTCGCAACGCGCATTCCATCCCCGGAAAAAGACACGTCGTTGAGCCTGAACTGGTGGCCTGCAAAGGCCGCCATTTGCAGTCCCGTTGTGTGCATCCCAAATGCGGACCGTCTGATCCTTGGAGCCAGTGACGATACGGCGACCGTCAGGAGAGAAGGCCAAACAAAAGACATGCGCGTGATGTCCGGCCAGAACGCGAACTTCTGTGCCGGTTCGGACATCCCACACATGCGCGAGGCCATCGTTAGCCCCCGTCACAACCTGGGTTTCATCCGAAGAGTAGGCTGCCGTGTTGACAATATCCTTATGACGAAACAGGGCCAGCTGGGTCATGGTTTGGGCATCCCATATCTTGACGCTACCGTCAACGGATGCTGTCAGCATCCTCGCTCCGTCTGCTGAATACTGAATGCTGGTAATCGCATCCAGATCAGCGTTGCGATGCTCGATTATCGGGGACCCTGTATGTGCGTCGTAGACCGTGATGCTGAGGCGGTAATTTCCCAATGCAATGCGGCTTCCGTCAGGTGTGAACGCTGAGGATGTCGCGGCGTCGGATGTGTTTATCACAAGGACCGGCGCTGCAGTC